TGCCGCTAGAGGCTGCGTTGTTAACCAGCGCAGTTGCAAACGGGTCGGCTGTAGATGAAATTAAGTTTGTAGACGTATTACCGTAAATGGCGGCTACGTTTACTATGTTGGGATTTGCCATGAGAACTCCTTCAGATAGAGAATACTAAATCAAAAGCGATAGATTGACCAGCGGTAATACCGCCAGACGCGGGGGCGGAAGATGTCCAACCACCAGCGCCATTAGATGTTAAAACGTTTCCAGCAGTGCTTGGATTAGACAATCCGGTACCGCCATTAACGGCTGGAAGAACGCCGGACACGTCCGTAGTCAACACCACTGGATTACTGACAATCTTTACAAAGTCAGAACCGTTCCATGCTACCAAGGCGCGAACACCAGAGGCAACCGTTACGCCAGTCGTTGGGCCAGAGCCGCGAATAACAATAGCGCCAGTGCCAGCATTGATAACCAAATAGGCTTTGCTCTGGGCTGGAGCCGTGATGTTCCGGGTGGTTGCGCCATTACTGGCTGTCCACAAGATGATGGCATTACGTGCTTGGTTAGCCGCGCCGTTAGTCGTTGAAAGAGTTACATCTGCATCGGCTGAAAGCGTAGTCGTACCAGCAACTGCCGAATCAATAAGACCCGTGATGGAGTCATTGACTACAGTACCCCATGTACCAGACAAATCTCCCGTAGTTGGGAGTGCCAAACCAAGAAGGGGGGAAAAGTTTGTTACTGCCATGTTAGTTCCTTATAGTCCATTCAGGATGCTTATTGCCTGTACATACGATTTTGATGCTGCCGTGCTTGTTTGAAATGTAGGAGCTACACCCGTACCGTTTGATGTAAGCAACTGACCTGCTGTACCATCATTAGTAGCAGCCACAGCGTACTCTGCTGGGTACGTCACAAACACGTCTTTTGTACCGGCTGAGAAGGATAGAGCCGACGGTTGTGTTCCTGCGCTATTAGATAAAACCGTAGTGCGGGCCAGTAAAGTACCAGAAGAAGTGTATGTACCAACACCCACTTCCCATTCGTTGCTAGTCTGCCCAGCAATTGTGTAGTAAGTAGTATTGGCGTTGCCAATTACAGCAAAAGATTGAAAGCCCGTAGCTGCGCCGTCAAGCGTAATAGTCCCCGTACCAGCCGTGGTAGTGGTTTCTTTAACGCGATCAGCTAATACTAGAGCCATATTGCATCCTTACTCATGCGTCTTCCGTTTCAATCAACGCCCAGTTGGCGGTATCGGAATCGTTGATATTATGCCAGTCCGGAATCTGATTGTCATCAATAGTTGTCCAGAAATAATTAGAAACATTTCCTACATTTCCCCGCGCCATTACGCCCAGCAGTCCATTGATATGGATAACGCCGAACATACCAACAAATCCTCTGGCTTCTACACCTGTCAGGTCGGCTACTTTGCCGGGTATGACTGTGCCAACTTGCCCGCTAATGAACGTTGTATTAACTGGGCCTTCACCCCAACCATACTCGCCCCATGTACCTGAACCCCAGCCGCCTTCCGCGTTAAGCGCATTCTCGTGCAAAACACCGGTAGTGCCAAGACCCCCAGAAGCGCTAACCCCAGACAATTCAACAGACCTATCAGACGCTCCCCCGACTGAACCAACAGCCCCCTCTGCGGAGACACTCGTTAAAGCCCGTTCGTAGACAACATAAAATATGACTGTACCAACTGAGCCAGAAGCCTCAACACCAGTCAGTGCAACTTCAATAGTAGGCCCAACAGTTCCTACATTACCAATTCCCAATACGCCATTCTCAGCGCCGGTTTGTGTAACACCTACAGTACCAACTGCGCCAGCAGCCGCAACACCACTCAACCCTACAGACAGTGTAGTAGCGGTAACCGAACCAACCGCTCCCGTAGCCGCTACGCCTGTCAGTGCATCAGTTTCAGCATATACGGCATTACCAACTTCACCCGTAGCGAATACGCCCGTAATTCCTAAAGAGCGTTCAACTCCAACTGTACCTACCGCGCCCGTCGCTGAAACGCCTGTCAGTGCTGAAGAAAAAGATTCCTCAACTGATCCTACTGCGCCGCTTGCTTGAACGCCTGTAAGGTCAACAGTAATGACTGGGACTGCTGTATCTACATTGCCGGTAGCTTGGACTCCAGTTAATGCAACTGAGACTCCGCCGTTCGTGACTGTTCCTACCGCGCCAGATGCCTGAACGCCGGTAAGAGCAACGACTACTGTCTGCCCCGCAAGCGAGGCAAATGGCGCTTCGGCAAATGCGGAGATACCGAACATGGCTACTCCGGTGAGTTACCCCACCGGCCCTATTAGGTTGTAGCCAGACGAATCAAAGCAGTCGAAGTTGTATTCGCAGGCATGGTAAGAGTAAACGTACCAGCAGTAATTGTCTGTGAACCAAAAGTGTGGACGCTTACAGCCTTGTCAGCCTGTGTTGAGTTGTAGATCAATACGGCATCAAAAGCTGTAGCCAACGTCACGCCCGTGTAAGTAATACTGGCTGAAGGCGTGACAAATGCAACACCCGCAGTAACAGAAGAGTTAGTAGCCGTAGGTGGGGTTCCAAATGTAACCGCAACACCGCCCGCAGAGTAACCAGTACCAGTTACTTCGCCGGAAGTTCCATAGGCGGTAGTACTAGCATTTTGCGTAGCCGATGCCAAATACAAGGCGGCTTTAAACGCATCAGTTGCGCCGCTTGCGCGAACGGGGGCAGTACCAAAGTTATGGGTGGCAGTCATTAATTCACCCATAAAACTAGTCGTCATTGCTTGTGTATTTGCCATATTAGGCTCCTTAGTTAAAAGATGCCGCTTCAGCAGCTAGTGTTACAGATTGTTTCAGGGCGACATGGGCAGAGCGGTGAACAAGTTCGCCATCCAGCCAATACTCGACCCAAGTCGTGTATTCGTTGTCATTATCAACGAAGCCTTCTTTTTTCTCAAGAAGAGATTCATCCATTTCGCCTTTGGTGGTTGTGACCAGTGCCATGTTTTCTCCTATACAAGTCTAATGAGTGCAGCCGTGCTAGTGTTAGCAGGCATCGTTACAGTGAAAGTGCCAGTCGATGTTATGTTATTTCCAAAGTCCAGAACACAGACAGCGCCATTAGCCCCGGCTTTATAAATCAACGCGCCACGAGCCGTAATTGCACCAGTCCACGCTGGGCTGGAAAAATTAACGTAAATGGTACTGCTGTTTGAACTAAGCGCAGTATTCACTGTCGCCGTTACTACTAGCCCACCAGCCGCATAATTGCCGCCGGAAGTTTCACCATCAGATGTGTAAGCCGTAGTAAGCTGATTCAAAGTAGCAGAATTGGTATACAGCGCCAAATAGAACGTGTCAGTTGAAAAATTCAACGTCCCGTTAATTAAACCAGTCCGCAACGTGTTGCAGGAGTAATTACCTGTAAAAGCCATCAGGTCACCGCCTGTCTATATTGACCAGAACGATAGGCATCCTGACGCTCCATACCATCACCCAAACGTTTAGCTTGTGCAAGAGCTTCTTTGTATTTACCGTCGTACAAAGCAAGCATGTCTGTTTCACCCTTCATGTAGGTATAAGCCTCAACCAGTGAGCCATACAAGAGCACCGTGTCAAAGTTATCACCCAGCCATGAAGTGCCAGTTACGTTTGTTACTGTAGCTACGGGTACAGAAAACCCAGTCCCTGTGCCACCAATATCAGCAACTGCCGCTGACAGGGCATTACCTACTTTGTATAAACAACCGCCGTTGCGAATAACAACCGTTGTTACAACGCCGCCACTTACAGTGATATCTGCATAAGCGCCAGAGCCACTACCACCAGTCAACTGCACGTTGTAGTACAAGCCATTGGTGTAGCCAGAACCACCTGTTACCGCCCCAAAAGATGCGATCACCGCTTGCACAATAGACACAGGGTAGTAGTAGAAATGCAGTTCCGCTGTATATGCGGCACTGGGTGTTGGGCCAAGAATAAACGTCAACTCGTTTGTAATGACATTGCTCTGGACAGAAGGGCCAAACAACGCATAGTACTTAGGGGTTCCAACATCTGTCGTAGGATTAGGATACGCCTGACGAATAAAGTTAACGTCTTTGTTAAGCAAATACTCATAGTTACCTGATGAATCAATCACTGCCAAAGAATATGTAGCAAGATAGTCATCCGGCGCTTTGAGGTACTTGTTACCTGACGTGATGTTGCCAGTCATGTTCTTGCGAAGAGACGGAAACTGCACCGTGTTATAGATGCGTAGTTCAGCTTGTTCAATGAACCGATTGATCTGTTCAGTAGGCGTAACCGTATCGCTGTTAGAAGCGGTAAAGTCCGGAAAAGTATTTTCCGTATACGACTGAATGGTATTGAACAGTTCAATGTAATTCATATCAAGCCATTGGGCCTCGTGACATCACGCCTTTAGTAGCGCAACCTGTGCCGCGCATCTTAATACCAGAAGTCTTTGGCTCTTTGTATGGGTCACGACTGATGTTACCAACAGACATGTTTACATCATTAGCGGTCAAACGGTTACCACCTTGGTAGCCGCTGTTCTTAATGTCCACACCAGACTTACCGTCCATCGTATGTGGTTCTGCATAGACGCTGGCATCGCCAACTTCTTTACCCATTACTTTTTTGCTGAACGTTGCCATATCAAGCTCCTTTTTTATAGGTGAAGGAAGACTTCTTCTGGTTGGCAACTTTGGCCAAACCGCGACCCAGAGATTTCATCTGAGCGTTTGTCTTGCCACCTTTGGCCAGCTTGGTCATAGGCTTACCGGGGTGCATGTTTGATTCGTGCTTATGCACGGCGCCTGCTGCCGTCTTAGCTGCCGTCTTCTTGTCCTGCGCCATATCTTTTTTGTCCATGATCGACTCCTTATGTAACTGTAACCGTAACTGTACCAAGTTCTACCGCTAACACCAAGTTATTTGGCGTTAAAAGTGTATCAAAACTTCTTGCGCCACCAACAGGGTTGTACCCCCACTGAAACACCCGACTGCCTTGCTCTGGATAGCCAAACCCATCCTGTGTTGTGCTGTCCGTTAGCAAAATCTGTAGGCCACTTTGGCCAGAAACTTGGTAGCTCACATCAGGACGTGGCTCACGTACAGCTTGCGGATCATTGACTGGATACATACCCAGTTGCAACTGTGGCTGATCGGGATCCCAACATGCTGGGCAAACCTTGACCTTAAATGGCTTAGTCTTGACTGTCTGTGTCTTTAGTTCCTTGAGCATGTACCTCTGCGCACAACGGTCGCATTCAGCAATTGCATGCTTACCGGAAGCAAACCGATTAGGCATAGAACAAGTTCCTTGGCACAAACCTCAACGGAGAGGTATCGCGGTCTTCCGACTGGGCCAATTCCCACTGTTGTTCATACTCAGCCTTTAGACCCATTACACGGTTTGGATCAACATCAGGCAACTTCATGCTCAACAGATAGGCCAATCCTGCCACCATGCAGGGGATAAAACGGAACGGAATGTCTTGGACGGTTACACCAGAGCCAGCGTCCTGAATACGTCGCATGCGGTAGTACACAAACATGTACTGATCCCCGGGGGCGTTAGGTGTAGGCCACACGTTAATAGCAGGTAGGTTCTGCACGGTTATAGCTGCACCAGTAGTATGCGCCGCAGCGGTTGTGCCATTCTGTCCACGAGCGCAGTTTAACAACTGGTTGTTTACAGGGTCTATGTTGGGGTAACTGATGGTCTCATTATCAATCTTGATAAACCCAGCAGTGGTCAAACCATCCACATTAGACAACGTGATTGTGGTGGCTGTAGATGAAATAGTTCCGTTAAGGGTAACCGTAGTGCTGTTCTCTTGACCAGACTGGCGGTTGTACCAAACCTGAATTGGGCGACCTTGTGCCAACTTGTTTGGCAGACTCATGTAGGTTGATTCTGAAATACCGCTGATGTTGATGTCGATCTGATTAGATGTGGCGTTACTCTGGCGTATAACCATGTCTAGGAGATTGATTGTGTCCGTAGGCATGGGGTAGATAGCCTGACCCGTCACCATTGGAATCTGGCCCTGTTCTACAGTCCAGAAGTTTAGACCACGGTTTGCCCACTCAATCGTCAGCAGGTT